GGATTGAAGAAGCCAATCACAAGTCTGAAGAGATGGGAAAATTAAATAATTCTATAACTTATGGTAAAGGAAATATTAGTGGCTTTCTAGGAGAAATAATGACATTACATTCTCTTTCAGAAGGAGAGATATGTAATACATATGATTTTGATATTTTATATGGAGATAAAAAACTGGATGTCAAAACAAAAAGAACAGGGGTTGTTCCTAAAGACTACTATGATTGTTCTGTAGCATCCTACAATACTAAACAAAAATGTAGTCACTATATTTTTACAAGGATTTTAAATGATCTTACCAAGGGATGGGTCTTGGGATGGATGTCCAAAAAAGATTATTTTAATAAGGCTCGTCTTCTAAAAAAGGGGGAACAGGATGGGGACAATGGCTTTATTGTTAAAGCAGATTGTTATAATCTTCCCATAAATAAATTACATCCTATTGAAATTTTAAAATAAAGACTTGCCAAATCAATAAAAGTGTAGTATAATATATATATAGAATGCCAATAGTGGGTTCTATAATTCTTGCTCAAAGAGGAGAAATATTATGAATGTACACCTTGAAGGTAATTGGAGAGTTCTTAATAACCCCACTCTATCTAATTTTCAGAGATGGGCAGTAGGTTATGAGAGGCTATTTCAAGCCATATCGGATGCTCCTAGAAGTGATCAGAGTTATCCACCACATAACGTTATTAGGGAATCGGATGAAGAAATTCGGATTGAACTAGCCTTGGCAGGTTTCAATAAAGAAGATGTGAAGATAGTTCAAGAGGGACAGAAACTAACAATTAGTGGCAACAACGCTGAAAAGGAGAATCAAGAAAACATTCTACATAAAGGTATTGCCAGTAGGGCATTTACCAAAAGTTTTCCTCTTGCTGATAATATTGAAGTCATTGAAGCATTGTTTGAAAATGGAATGGTTATCATTAAGCTTAGACAGAATATTCCAGAAGAGAGAAAGCCAAAGTTAATAGAACTTAAATAAAGATAAGGGAAGACAGTTATTAGATCTAAGGAAGAATCAGATATCTAGATAATTGTCTTCCCTTTTCATAGGAGATCAAATGAAACGAACAGAACAAATTAATACAATCTATATTGGGTATGATCCAAAGGAGGATGCAGCCTATGAAGTACTAAGAGATACTATAAAAGCAAATTCTCCTAAACCTATTATTATTAAACCTTTAATTAAAAAGGAACTGGAACGAGCCACGCTTCTTTATAGACCATTTGAAATTGTCAATGGACAATACATAGATAAGATAGATCAACGTCCTTTTTCTACTGAATTTAGTTTTAGCAGGTTTCTAGTTCCATCTTTAAATCTGTGGAAAGGTTGGGCTTTGTATATGGATTGTGACATGTATCCTCGAACAGATATTAATGAACTCTTTGAAGAATATAATGATCCAAGGTATCCTCTTTACTGTGTTAAACATGACTATGCTCCTACTGATAAATACAAAATGGATGGTAGAGAACAAGGAATGTATTCTAGAAAGAATTGGTCTAGCTTTGTTCTATGGAATTGTGAACATGAGTTAAATAAAAATATAACTCCATTGGAAGTTAACAATAGATCTGGTAGCTTTCTTCATAGGTTTGAATGGTTACCTAAAAAGAATAGTGTCATAGGAAAAATTCATGAAGAATGGAATTGGCTGGATGGTCATTCATCAGAAGATATCGAACCTAAAAATGTTCACTTCACTACTGGTGGTCCTTGGTTTAAAGAATGGAAATGTAAAAGAGCTATTGATGGAATGTATGCCGCTGAATGGAATGCTGATTATTCAAGACTATTACTAAGGGATACCGTAGATGCAATATAAAGTTGTAACAGCTTTTGATGAAAGCTTTCTTCAACACAGCACAATCAATCTTCTAAATGAATTTAAAAATAATTGGGAAAGTTCTATAGAGTTTCATTGTTATTATTATAACCTAGATTTAACTAACTATTCTCTGCCCAAGGCAGCTAATATTTATTATCATAATCTTCTAGAGATAGAAGAGTATCCTAAATTTTTAAAAGAATTTTCTAAACATGATGGAACTGAAGGAAGAACCATAGCTTATAATGAGATACTTGATCCTCTTAAATTTATTCCCAAGGTAATTTCATTAACTGAATGTGCGTTTGCATCTAAAGGTTGCTGGTTAATCTGGATTGATCCAAGCTCTATTAATCTAAAAAATATTTCAGTTAAAGATCTTGATAATATTTTACCAGAGCATTCAGAGAATATAGATCTTATTACTTTTAAAGATCAAACATATCTTACTATGTTTAATCTGAATAGACAAACTCCAGTAGATCTACTAGGAGATTTAAGAGGAGCCTTTATTTCTGGAGAGTTTCTTAACTATAGAGAGTGGCATGATGTCTTTGTTTTTAATAGACTAAGAACAATCTATACTGCTCATGGTATGAAAGAATATGAAATAGATATAGATAACTCTCCTCTATCAGAAATGCTTGTCAGTCTACATGATCGTAAGAACATGGCAGTAAGAGATAAGGATGGGAATCGTATAATTAAATTATCTGATACTGAAACCTCTCCTGATATTTTACCTAATAGGTATAGACAACTAGCAGACTTAATAAAATTCTACAAACCCAAGTGTATACTAGAAACCGGGACATGGAATGGTGGTAGAGCTATAGAAATGTCTTTGGCTGCGTTGAAATACACTGACAAAGTTCACTACATGGGTTATGATTTATTTGAAGATGCTACAACAGAAACAGATCATATAGAGTTTAATGTTAAACCTCATAATACCATGCAAGCCGTAAGAAATAGGCTGGAAGAGTTTGCTGCACATATTAAGGAGAAGGAAGACAAAACATTTACCTTTGAATTATATAAAGGAAATGTTAGGGAAACTCTGGATGTTATCAGAAGGACTGAGGCAATTAATGATGTTGAATTTGCCTTGATGGGAAGTGGCAACAGTAAAGAAACTGTAGAAGCAGAATATAAAGTTCTTAAATATACACCTGTTGTAGTAGCTGATCATTATTTTACCAAGGAGAGTGAGGAAGATGGGGAAGGGACACCTCCTGAAAGATATCAAGGAGTAAAAAATGTATTTAATGCTGTTAAGACAAAGAAAGTCAACGCACAGGAAACAACAGAAGATGGATGGACGAACTTCGATGAAAAAGCATCCACAAGAAAATATGTTCTTCCTTCAGGTGACAAAGTGGCTGGTGGTGGTCATACTCATCTTGTGGTTTTTCTTCATGATTCCACTCTAAAAGATTTACCAGAAGAACTTAAACGTGTTCCTATTATTGTACATCCCAGAGATTGTGTACCAAAAGATTATATTAAAAATAATATTAAATCAAACATAACTTTGATTAGTCCTAAGAAGTGGGTGACTAAACATCCGGGTCATAGAGGTTCATCAGCAATGATATCTGCTGGTCCTTATCTTGACTATAAAAAACTGAAACAATTTACTATTGATAATCCTGAAACGAAATTACTGGTAGTTAAACATGCTTACCCACATTTACTTGAACATGACATTAAGCCTTGGGGTTGTATTATTCTTGATCCCAGACCTATTACAGGTGTTAGTACACACAATATTGTACGTAAGGACTTATTTAAAAACATAGATCCTACTACTAGATTTTTTGTAGCATCTATGACAGATCCTTCCGTAACAAATCATCTGATTAGTCAGGATGCTCAGATCTGGGGATGGCACGCTTTTACTGATTCTCTCAGACAAGATGAGGAACAGGGAACACAGATACGAAATCAACAGGTAAAGGTAGAAGAAGAATTAGGCATCCCACAAGGAGCTACTTTAATTACTGGTGGTACATGTGCTGCCATGAGAGGAATAGGGATGTTACATACTTTAGGCTTCAGAGATATTCACTTATTTGGTTTTGATTGTTGTCGTGAGGAACCTAGTAAGAAAGAGAAGACTGAAACTACTGGTGATATAGAAGGAGGAGAAACTCCTAAACCTAAGTACATACAAGTTAATGTTAAAGATAAAACTTATTGGACTACTGGTGAGTTACTGGCAATGGCTCAAGATTGTGAGAAAGTTTTTGCTGATGAAGGATTAGAGGGAGCGCTTACTTTTCATGGAGCGAATACGATGGTAGCTGATCTCTGGGATATTAATTTAGAGAGACAAACCAGACCACAATTTAAAGGATACTATGATGAAGGACATTAAAAAAGTTCGGAAAAAGGTTGAGGAATTAAAGGATATAGTTATAGATGCCTCTATTCCAGAAAGAAAGAAAATACATTTTAATCCTACTTTAAGTAGAGAGAAACCTTCAAAAAGATATATAGAATTATTGTCTATATATAAAGATCTGCATAAAGTAAGCGAAAAAATGTTTAACGGCAGAAGTCTAATGAAATATATAGATGTAATAGGAGCCTATCTAGAAAAAAATGAATGTAAAACACTTCTCGATTATGGCTCTGGGAAGGGACATCTTTACACAGAGAACTATAAAACAGTAGAACGAGGAGAAGAGATGGGAGAACCTCTTCCTGATCGATGGGGATTAGATAGTTATCAACTCTATGATCCTGCTTATCCAGAATACAGGGAATTACCAACAGGTAAATTTGATGCAGTCATATGTACTGATGTGATCGAACATATACCTACACCTGATCTTGGCTGGGTTATAGATGAAATATATAGCTATGCAAAGAAAATAGTATTTATTAATGTAGCTTGCTTTAAAGCTTTAAAAATATTGGAAGATGGAACTAATGCACATGCTTCTGTTTTTCATAAATTTGATTGGCTAGACTTTCTAGAATATAAAAGCATACCTCATAAAGATTTAACTATTTATCCTTTCTTTGATATGTTTAATAAAAAGGAGGAGGTTGAG